CTGAAACGTCTCCTGCACTACCCTCAATGATTGCACCATTAGGTGCTTTTGCTAAAGCTGAAGCCCTTGTAGTACCTGACGGATTTACCATTAAAAGCATTTTTGCTGAAGCAGAAGAACCCTCTAATATAGAACGTGATAATCCCTCTAAAGATTTTAAGTCACCAAGATAACTTTCTACGTGACCTCTACCATAATTCATACCATCAATTCTATTGAACCTTAACGCTATGAAAGGTGATTTATCTAAGTCATAAGAAGTTTGAAAAACAATTTTACCTTTGACTTCTTGCATAACAGAAAATTTATTTTTTTCTCTTTTTACACAAGTATATAAATTTATAGTTTTTTGTTCGTCTGTAATTTTATTACCAACAGCGTCTGCAATTTTCTTTGGTAGTGTTGTAGGTGATAAACTTTCTTTAATTATAATTTTTAAAACTTTACCTTGATTGTCTCTTTTAACTACATAGTTTTCTAATCTATAAACTCTTAAACCATCTTCAGTTAATTTTAATAAAACATTTCCTGATACAATTAATAATTTTAATGCTTCATAAAAAGCAACTCTATCATTATTACTTTCAATGCTATCCATTACAGCTTTTTCTATTTTAGCTAAACCTTGTTCTATTGTAGCTTTCTGTCTTGGGTCGCCTTGTACTTGTTTATAAACTAAATCATCAACATCTAATCTAAAGAAAGGTGCTTGTGGTGGAAATAAAGCTAACATTAATTTACTAGCTAAATTCATTACACCTCTAGAACCTACTGATTGATATGGTGTTGGATAATTTGTTGCTGAGTTTGAACCTTTTTCTGGTACTAGATATGGAATAGTAAGTTCGGCACTATCTCTTGCTCTTTCTAAATATATCTCTCTGTCAATCTCCATCTTTTGGTACTGACTTTCAATAGACGTTTTATCATCTATGATAGTATTACTACCAAACTCATATCTTTCCATTATGCACTCGGAATGTTAAGACCACTTCTTGTAAGACCAGAAGTAGCTAGAGGTATTCTTAGACTTCCTCTGCCTACTCGTCTTCTTGCTACTCTTGAAGCAACAGAAGTGTTTCTGCCTGACGCTTCACCTGTTGCAGAAGTTGGTGCTGTCTGCTGAGTAGTTGCACCTGAAACGCTTGGTGGCGTAGCAGGGATTGGCTCTGGTGCAGGTGGTGGTGCAGGTGCTTTAACTGAAACACACATATTAGTTTTCTCCTTGTATTTTAAATTGTTCTTTTAAATGATTGACAACTGACCTTTGTCCTGATTTATAAAAAATTTCTTTATCTGTATCTTTTAAATCAGCACATTTGTCAGGAAAAAGTTTATCTAAGTAATCAATCATTTCTTCAGTAATTACTGGGATTTTACTCTTTGTCATTCTTAGATACTCCTAAAGTGGTACTTAATGTTGATTTTTTGTGTCTGGCTTCTGCAATATGCCCTGCAATTGCTTGATAACCTGCACCATCAACATAATCATCAATGTTGTGTTGCCCTGCTTGTGACCTTGCAATCTTTAACAACGTCATCAATTGTGCAACATCTTCTGCATTTATATTAATTACAGCTTGAAACTTGTTTGTAAGATAGGCACTAAATAGTCTAGCAATATTCTCGTGGTTTACTATTTTATCACCGTGAGTTTTTGCTCTATCATCACTTACTAGCTTTTCGGCTTTCGTCAAAATTTCTGTAGTAGTCATATTTATAACTCCATAATTTAGGTTTTTCTTTTTTAATATCATACTCTCCGTGTCTGAGTATTCTAGCTAGTCTACTTTGATGGTAAGCGTCATCAATAGTATATCCATTACTTAGATATTCTCTTAATACAGCTTCCCACATTTGGGGAAGTTTTTTCTTACCACTAAGTACTCTTGACGCTTTAACATTACCTACCCCTTTGCACCCAATATAGCCATCAGATTTATCACCTGTTAATACTTGGGTACAAAAGTTAAGGTCAGCTTTTGTGTTATTAACTAACTCAATGCTATCATCTATGATGAAGCAATGCCAAGAGGGAATAGTCCTCATATCTTTATCACCAGAGACAATAACACAATTGTTTTTGTATTTTCCTGTGGCTAATAAACCAAGTGTGTCATCACCCTCTAGATATGGGAAACTGGTACATCTATGGGTTTTTTCAATCCATAGTCTAAGTGGTTTGTATGCTACTGGCTTTCTTATTGCTTTACGAAAAGATTTATATTCTAAATCTAATTCTTTTCTGAAGTTAGACACATCAGAAAAACAAATTATTGCCATAGCTGAACTTGTATGTCTCATATAATAAGCAATAGATTGTTTCCAAAATTGCTTACAATGGTCTAGATTACAATGTAAAGTCCATACATCATCTTCCCACTCAATAGCTTCTTCTAATGCAGAAGTAATCTTATAAGCGAGTAAGTCACCATCAACCAACATAGTCTTTAATTTGTTAGCGTGGAACTCATTCATATTTTTCATAACTTTATCTCCTTTAGTTTTAGTACGTTTGACTTTGGGATTACTGTTGAATTACCACCCTCATTAACTGTACCATCATCATTAAAGTTTATGTCTCCAACAAAAACATACTTATTATTTTTTGTACTAATTAACCAACCCATAGTTATACAGGTTGCAGGTTTTGATTTTGATATATGGTTAAGTGTATTCCAACCACTATCAGAAATTATATCAGACCACCAACACATATAAAATTTATATGGAAAATCATCAGGGTCTATTTGTGGTAATTTTATTTTAGATTTTAGTTTGTCTTTCATTATATACTAAGATTTAATAATTTTTCTTTTGGTATTATATGTCCTTTAGAAGTATAATTATCTCCACCTTTTTTGATAGGATATTTTACCATAATCTTTTTTACAATATCAGTAGGAATTAAAACCCAAATATCTTTTTTTCTTTTTTCTTTAACTAAACAATATGCTTGATACGTAGCTTCCGTCACATTTATACCTGACGGTTTTCCTCTACTTTCTACTTCAACAAATATGTTGCCTGTTTTCTGACACAATCTATCTGCCTTGCACTCAATCAAACCCTCTAACGCTTCTTGTAATTCATTTTCTTTCTTTTGACCAAACTTTAAGTCAAGGTCAAATCTATTAGTGTGTGTCACTCCAATTACTCCCTACTTTAATCTCTCCATCAAGTGGACATCTAAAGTTAAAATGGTCTTGGGTTTTCTTAAAAATAGATTTTGTAATAATTTTAAATTTATCAACCAAATCTTTTTTAACAACAAATTGAATTTCGTCGTGGATATGTAATACTTGTGCATAATCTTCTCCCCATTTAAAACCTGCTTTTTGTAATTCTTCATTTAAAATAATAGTTCCTTGTTTAACTAATAAACTACCTGCTGATTGAATTAAAGTATTAAGTGAACTATGCTCTGCCCTACATATAAGTTTCCTTTTATCTAAGCCATTTATAAAACCAGTTCTTCTATATTTAGATACTACTGCGTCTTTTAAATTTTTCAATGCAGGTAATTTTTTCTCAAAAGTTTCTCTTATTCCTTTGGCTTCGTCATAAGAGACGTTAAGTATCTCACCGAGTTTCTTATTTCCCCCACCGTAAATGTAAGCATATATAAAAGTTTTAGCTTTAGAACGTGAGGATAGTCCGAGTAATTTTTGATTGGTGGTATGTATATCATCTTCAAGTAATGTTTTAAGAAAATATCCGTTGTCATATACACACAAGTAATGACCCAACACACGCAACTCCAAACCAGAAAAATCAACGCCACACATATCCATATTGGAAGTAGCAGTAAATAAGGCACGAAGTTCTTTACCATATGGTAAATCACTTGAACAAACTTGTGCCAAATTTGGTGAGTGGTGTGTGCAACGTCCAGTGACTGCACCATTCGTAATAACCTGTCCATAAATTTTACCTCTTTTAGTTAATTTTAAATACGCTTGGTCTCCATCTGATAGTTGTCCAAGTCGTTTTTGTATCATTAAATATTCTGCAATAACTTTTGCTTCAGGATAATCTAATGACTTTAATATTTTTTCACTTACTTCTGGCTTACCAGTTGAAGTAAAATGTTTAGGTTTCCAACCTAGAGTTTGTAATCTATTAGCGATATGGTCTCTAGAATTAGGATTGAACTTTACAGTTTTAAAAATTCTTACTGGTACTCCTGCTTTGATACCTTTCTTTTTATTGTCTCTTTTATATCTTTTATATCCTTGTGATTGTTGCCACTCAGGAAAAACTACAGCTAGGTTTTCTTCTAGCTGTAGTCTCCTTTTTGTTAGGATAGATAAGAGGTTCTCAGCAGAACTCTCGTCAAAGTAAACACCAAACCGTTCTTGTTTCCTTATCCAATAAGCAAACTTATGTTCAAGTTCAATTGCTTCTTTTGAATAATTATTATTTATAATTAAATCATATAACTTGTGAGTGACTTCAACATCACGTTCACAATAATCTTGCATATCTAAAGTCCATACATCAAAACTATTATGTTCTTGAAAGTCACCTTTACGTAAACCTAATCTATAACCCCAACTTTCTAGTGAGTGTCTACCTATAAGTTTAGGTGGTACATCTTTTATTTGAAAATCTAATTCTTGTCTGTTAGTCCATATTAATCTTGAACATAAAAGCGTATCTAATATTTCACCTGTATAATTATATTTAAAATATTTTTTTATAGCAGGTAAATCAAATCCCTGTATGTTATGACCTATAAGTAGTGTTGCTTTCTTTAGCAACTTTAGACTTTCAAAAAGATTGTCAGGATTATATGAATACAATTTGTTTGTTTCTATATCCTTAAAGACAATACAATGAATTTTAAAGTCTAGTTTATTGAGAAACCCATTAGTTTCTACGTCTATTACTAGCTTCATTAGTGTATTAAATGTACTGTTATTTTATCTGTACTTGGTAATATTTCTTTCACACTATCAAGTGCTTTTGTTATTACGTGTTGTGCTTCATTATCACCACACATAATTACTGGATAACAATTTTCATACTTGATTGAATTATAAATTGCCATCATAATTGTTTTACAAGTTTGAAAAATTAATTGCTGTTGGTCTGTATCAAGAGCAACATAATCTTCTTTATCAACTAAAAAACTTAATCC